AGCTGTTGCCACGTGACATTGACGACCAAAACTGTGGTGAAGATCGGGCGCCAGAACTTCGGCGCCCACGATATCCTGTACATGAACTGCAAACTGTGCGGATCAACGGTGACTTTAGTTTCACCGCCGGTCCGCCAGAAAACCGCCTAAGCGGCAAGGCCTTTGGCCAGGGCAAGGACGCCCAGCTGCTTCTCTACCGCCTTCGGATCATACACACCGTCACGCACGTACTTCGACGTTTCATCATGGTGGTTCGTGCCGGCCGCGATATAAGGCGAGTATTCCACAACGCCGCGATCGCCGACCTTATTGCGGTATCCGAGGCCATTGAACTTCTCAGCCAACCCAAGAAAATCACCCCACTCACGCACGTTTTTGAAGCGTGCCATGGCATCCACAGAGGCCTCAATGAACTGGTCCTTGCGGAAGAACACGCCCTTCGGGACGATGGTCGTCGTCGCGCCCAGCTTCTGACCGTTGTGCAGGTACACGTCCAGCGTCAGCGCCGATGACTCACGGTAGTGGATGAGAGCCACGAACTCCCAACGGCAATTCAGGATGTCCGCGATCTTCACGTATGTGGACTGGTTCAGCTTCATGCGGTTGCAGACCCGGCGGACTTCTTCGACACGGTCAGCGTCAAGAACGCACGTGTCATAGAGGTATTGCCAGTTCGGGTTCTTCGGTGATCCTGCGAGCTCCGGCGTTGAGGCCGCGCCAAGCAGGAGGGCCATGGTCAGGTCACCGGGGATACCGGTTCCCTTCAGGCCATTGTCCTTCTGGAACTTCGCGCACGCGGTCTTCGTCAGCTCAAAGAACTTGCCGTCTTCCTTCAGGCTCGCGCCGTGACGGTTCAAGGCACGCTGGAACGTCAGCACGCGGTCGGATATCTCGCCGTACTTCGGCACGTTCGACTCTTCCGCGGGGAGCGGCTTCATGTCCGGGACATTGATCGGAACGTCCGCGGTAGTCTTCGGGAACGGGCGAACGCACATGACCCAGTTGTCCTTCTTGATATCGCGGGCCGTGCGGTATGAGCCGCCGCCTTCGCGCACAACGGGACCGCCGGGCTTCTCACTGCCGGCCGTGGTGTTGCCTTCGTTCAGGTACGCTGTCGCGCCAGGCGTGATCCAACTGTCAAAATTGCCGGTGTGGCCGGTGCCGTTTGAGTAGACCTTGATCCACACGTCACCGAACTCGGACTTGTCAAAAGAAATGATGATGCCGGGGATCTTCTTCGCGCCGGCACGAACCGCCGCGCATGACCCGGAATAGGGGAACTTGGACACGATACCCGTGAGAGTCTCCGCGATGCCGACGCAGGTCTGCTGCTCGTACATGCACCAGGCCCAACCCTTCTGGCCGCCTCCGACCTTTTGGATCATCTCGACCATGTAACCGTCGTTCTTATTCGTCTTCTCACGCACCTGGAGGGCCGTCAGCGCGCGCCCTGCAAGACCCGTCAGATAGTTCGCGTTCTTCGTGGAATACGCGATGCCGAAGCCTGTGGGATCAATCTCAAGCATCTTGGCGATGATGATGTCATCAAGCGCATCCGGCATGTGGCGCGCGCGGGGGGAGTCAACCTCATGGAGCTGGATGCCCGCGGCTGATTTGTACGTGGTTACTAGGGAGAGCGCGGCGCGCTTTTGTGGCTTCAGTTTCATTGCACCCATTAGTTCCTCCTTATGGGATTGGTTTTAAAATTGCTTCGGCTATTCCATCGAGAGCCTCAATCGTCTCACGAACTGAGTCAAGCTTCTGCGAGCACTCGTCACCGTCTTTTCGGCACTGCATCTTGCTCTTGGTGATGATCTCTTGGACACCTTCCGGTGTCAGGCAGGTGAGGTACGGGAGTATCTCGGCGGTCTCGCTTGGAGTGTAGAGGCGTTTCTTGCGGGTGACTAGCTCAACGGAGGCGGCTTCGGGTGGGTCAAACGGAATGACCCGGATGAACTCACTGTTGGGTATTGGCATCGTGCTGCATCCGCAGCTCAGTAAAACGGTCCAGAGTGTCAAGATATTCCTGACGTATCTTTGCCTTTTCCGCATCGGTGAGGTCCTTTCGCTTGGCCTTCTCATACTGTGACTTCGCGTGTTCCTTAAATTCTTCAATGCTCATCGCGGCCTTAATGGAGTCCAGCGTGACGTCGATCACATAGATGCCTTCGTCAATGAGGACGCCGATCACGGCGCGGATCGGATACCCCAGGAACTCTGCCCAGGGGCCGATCAATCCGAACTTGGACATCAGGAGCGACGTGCCCAAACGTGCAACGAACAGGTCCTTCGACCTGTTCGCAAACAACGCTCCTACAAATGTCCAAAATGAACTGAAGTTCTTCAAGCGGGCTTTTCAGCCTCGAAGAACAACTCATAGATACGATGACCGTACTGCATCACTAGGAGCAGAACAGCACCGCTTGACAATGCGGCGATGAGTGTCGCGCCCTGGATCATCAACGGGACAACCGTGAGGACCAAGCTGGTGATCGCGAACACCAAAAATTTATATTTTGGATCCAGCTTCAGACTGTCCCATAGCGGACTCAAAACAAATTTGCTTATTAATTGTGCGGATGCTGCGACGATCGCGAGCGTGGTCGCACCGGCGGTGCTGGACACTCCGACGAGTTCCGCCAACGCACTGATGACGTCATTTACGGTGGTGGGAGGCACTGGTATATCGGCGGCCTGCGCGAGCGCATGAATACCGAAAACCAGTGCTGTCATCAAGATCATGCTCATCAGAGCAAATGGGCTCATCAGCCCTTTAAGGAAACGCATATCAATCCTCCTTGGATTTTGTTGGTTCTAACCTACCTCGGATATAAGACACGTTTTCCCCGATCCGTTCAAGGCTAGATTGCACTTTTGAGACATCGGTCTCGACTTTTCGGATCCACGCCTTCAGGTCATTCTCCACCTTGTCGGCATTGGCTCGTATCTCGTTCTCAGCTTTCACTGCTTCAGCTTTAGTCTGGAACCTGCTCACAAAATAGGCGAATACGGTTACAACAACCAGACACACTGCGAAGCAAATGCTGACTAAACCGATTGTGACCGGACCATCCATGATCTGCACTCCTAAGAAGTTCAACGCCCAGCCTCCACTGTAAACTGACATTGCGGGCCTAAACAAAACTAAAATGAGGACTGGACGGGGTGTTCGCCCCGCCGATCCTTAATTAGTCGTAGTATTCATCAACGATGATGGTTCCGGCCGCGCCGACTCCACCGACCGTTCCGGCCGCGCCACCACCATTAGAGCCGGCCGCGCCAAAAGCTCCGACTGAATAGGTGTATGAACTTGCCCACGCCACGCTCAAGCAATCAATCCAAGCTTCAGTGTAACCACCAGCGCCGCCTCCAGAACCTCCGAAGGTCGCGTTTGTAACACCACCACCGCCGCCGCCACCGCCGCCGCCGCTAGCGACCTGAGCTGCACCACCTGATTGCGGATTTGTCGTTCCACCGTTGACTCCGCCCGAACCAAATACAGTGCTGCCTCCAATACCGCCCGCGCCAGAGATGGCCGTCGTATTGGATGTGTTTGAAGCTCCCGCGGCTCCGGTCCTTGTGAAGCCGACGCATCCAGCACCAACTGTCCCGGCCACGCCGCCAAGACCACCATAGGCATTTGTGCCGCCCGGACTTCCACCTTTGGCAACGAGCAATGTTGTGTTGATCGTGCTATCACCACCAGCGGTCATTCCGGTCGATGATCCCGTACCGCTCCCAGCGCCGCCGCCACCACCGCCGACCATGCGGAAGCGAAGCTTAGTGCATCCCGCCGGCACGTTATAAGTTCCTGATCCAGCTAAAACGGTTTGCGTAGGACCTTTGAATGTTTGTGATGGCAACAATTGAATTTGGGTCGCCGTGGCTGCCCAAGTCCCTGCAGTAGTTTGTGTATTGAGAATATAACCGATCAATCGGCACGGCACGTTTGACCGTGCTGTCGTAGAATACATGGCTGTTGCGGAGTCTGCCGCGCCGGCGCCGCCCTCCGCAGTCGTAGTTACAAGACTGCCCTCAGAATATTTCGCATGTGAAACGGCGAGTTCAAGCGTCCCAGCATTGTCAATCAGGTACACATAAATATTCGATGGCTGACCGCTCGTTTGACCGAGTGTTGAACCGCTTGAAACCACCATTGAAAGTGCACCGGTTATGGTCCTGCGATTGAATACGCCTGAAGTCAGCGTGGAGCTTCGCATACCCACATAGATCACGTCAGTGGCCGATGCGTTGCCGCCGGTTTGCGTCTTCACAGACACGGTCAAAGCGCTTGATCCAACTGAGGCAGCTATTGAAAGGTTCTCAATGTTGTATTGGTCGAGGGGGGCGAATCCGGAGTTCATGAGTGCCAGCACGTTCGCTAAGTTGCCGTCGTCAAGGATGTTCGTCGCCATTTTGTCAGACAGGTATTGCGCGAGCTGCGACACGATGACGGATGCCTGACGAAGGGCTTTGTTGTTTAGTTTGGAGCTCGCAACCCCCGGCTGGTTCCCAACCGTGCGGTCGGCCGCGATCGCGTATTCACCCTGGGTGAGCAGGTTTGTGCCCGAGTCAGTTGGACAAAAGGCCAAGAAATTATTAGTTGCCATTTAGAGTTCCTCCTCTTATGCGAGCTCACGTGCCCAGGACCCATCATCCCAGCCCGCGATAACTGCGCTTTCAATATCCCATCCAAAAAATGGGTTATCATCTATTGGTGAATAGATCACATTTACTCTGACACCTTCCGGCTTAAGGGGCAAGTACCCCTGTTCGATAAGCGCCAAAGTCAATGCATCAACCGGCCTCCCCACGAAGCCGATGTTGTAACTCATATCCTGATTGTCCTGGACGAAGATCGTGATGTCGGTGAAGACCGAGTCCCAAACCTCGTACATGTTCTGGAGTGAGCCGTCCCAGCGGTTGGCCGCGATCTTGGCCTTCACAAACGTGCGATACACGTCATCAGGCAATACCGTGATGTCAACCGGTTGCGACTCATCTTGCCACACGCCATAGTCCCACCCCACGAAGGGGTTCGTGCCGTCCCAACTGAAGTACACGCCCGGGATCGGAATAGAGATATTCCGTGAGATGCCGGCCCATTGCCCGATGATGTCAAGTTGATCTCCGATCGCGGTGTCCACGTCGAAAATCGGGATCATTGACTTCATCAAGTCCTGAACCCGAACCGGCGCGGAGACATCGGTCGATACCATGCCCGTGAACTTCGCCTTTTGGCGATGCTCTGAGGTGATAAGGTTGAGGTACTCTTCAATCGTTGGCATTAGTCGATCACCGTCACATCTGTTGCAGCCGTGCAGCTTGCGATCTCATTCCAATCAATGTCCACGTTCGCGGCCGCCACGGGATCACCGTCGCGCGAAATCTCAACGCTGACAACGTCGAATGTTCCGAAAGCCTGTGTGCCTTGTAAATAAGCAGCAATGAAAAGTTTGGTGTACAAGACGTCATTCCCAATGCCGATGGCATTGATGGCGGCCGCGATCGCGTCAGCAATCAGATCGGCATAAGCGGCCGTGTAACCGGAGTTCACAGAGATGATGACTTGAACTTCAATGGGAACCAGCACCGGGCGCTCAAACGCGATGAGTGCGGGAATGCCGCGGGGATCGGTAACGACCATTGAGGTGTCTCCATAGGTCCCGCAACCGGGCGTCTTATGGAGTTGGATCGTTTCGCAGATATCTTGCACGTCGCCACCTTCAACAACCACTGAGATTGAATGCTCAGGAATGCCGTTCGCATCAGTTGAAGCAGTGTCATTCTCGTATCCGCGCACGCGGGTCACGCCGGGAAGGTTGGCCACGGCTCCGATTGTGCCGTCAAATACCGTTTCAGAAGGGTTCGCCGTTGAGACTTCTTGGCGCGCGCGAAGTTCTGCATCTGACTCAACAGCAACGCCCGGAGTGGCCGCGCCGGCATTGTTTACCGACTGCCATCCGCGGGTGGGCGTGAAGATGCGGTTAACCGTATTCACGGCCGCATTGACCGCACCTTCTTCTTGCGCGGTCGCCGTCACAGTGATGGTGCCGGGTCCCGGGATCGTGGTTCCAATCGGAATGTCCCACTTCTGTTCAAGCGTGTCGATCGCCACGGCCGGAGCTCCGACCACGCCGAGGACTGTTCCGGCTTGACCAGTGATGAGCACGTCAACGGTGGAGAAGGTCGCCGTTCGCTTCGTGAGGCCGTTGATCTTCACATTTCGTGCGAGGCCCACGCCCTGTGCGGTCACGGGAGAGAATGAGTTGTACACGGACGCGCCGAGCGCGGCGGTGTCATAGAACGCTTTGGCAAGGATCGCAAGGAACTGACCATCTTGAGAGTCGGGTTCAATGTAAACATCGGCGCCGTAAATGGCCCGATACTCACCTTGTATCCACGCAAGAAACGCGGGGTAGTCTGCGAAGTGATAGCCCGTCTCATCAATATAAACTAAATCAGTTATGTCCATCTCAACCCCTAGTAGTTCCTGTAGTTCTCGACCTCAACAACCGTCGGCCCATAGATTGTGTTGATCGAAGCGGACACGGTCAGCCCGCGCGTTTCGCCGTCAAGATCGCTTTCAAACTGATCTATGCCCACCATGCCCTGAGTTCCGTTCACACGGTCCTGCAAGGTGATGTCCGCGGACTCTTTTGAATGCTTCCCAAGGATGCCGAGCATGAAAGGCGTGCCCTCATCGATGTTCAGGAACCATTCACCCAGCCAAAGCAAGAGGCGGGTCTGAACGGCCTGGCCAACGGCTTCAGGAACATCACGCCAAAAATCAAGCTGGCTGGCCCCAAACGAATAGTCCCCGTCTGCTGTCAACTTGCGATATCTCATGGCGTTGGTCCTCCTGACGTTCCGGCACCGGTCGTGACCCCAGTATGCTTGTGTGTGGTGAACCCTAGCAAGCCCGCAATGAAGTCAAGGGCGGTAACTGTACCGCTGACCACCAGGTTGCCCGTGAAGTTCAAAACACCCGTCACAGTCAAGTTACCCGTTACTTCAACGCCGGCAGGGGATACCAGTTTTATTTTACCGTCGGCCGCAATCTCGATGTAGGTCGTGCCGGCAGCGTTGCGAAGCTGAGCACCTGTGGCGCTTATCGCGCCCGCGGGTACGTTCGGAACTGAGCAAGGACCCGGTATCGCAAAGCCATCAGACAGGTCATGCATCCGGGCTTCCATCGGGCGTTGAATTCCGCCGGACTGCCACCATGCATCTATGCAGCGGGAAGAGAACACCACAAGGACTTCATCATTAACCGCGATCGGAAGCGTGAGCAGGAACCCGCCGGCCTTGGGAAAACAAATTGGAACGTCAACGAGCATCGGATAGTTCACCGATTGCTTCACGCCGTTCTCGTCTTCAACCGTGCCTTGGATTGCGGGCTGTGCGCTGCAGGTCATTTTGGTGAGATCAACCGCGGTCACGATGCAAGGAATGGCCGTCCACATACCGGATTGCTTGCCTTCAAAGGCGATCCGGAAGGCTTCTTCAGGATCATTGTAGAGCTGTGCGCGATCAGCCATAATTCGTTTGCACCGAGTTAATTGGGTTTGTAGTCACGTCGACGTTCAGACAAATCATGCTTGAGTACCATTCCACGCCGCGCGTGTCGCCCTGATGTTCCACCACCAAGAGATAGTAAACGCCGTCAGCGGTCAGCGGGGCGGGAATGTTCGCGGCGCTGTTCGGCACCGTCAGGTTGATCTTGAGTCGTTCAATGCTCTTGTTGTCGATCTCGACGCGGCCGCCGATCTTCAGCATCGGGTTAAGCAACGCCTTGATGTTCACGCCTTCATTCGTTTGCTGAGGAGTTCCGATCATGCCGGTCTTCGCGGTCAGCACCACGCGCTCACCCGGGAGGTATGCCTTCTTCGAGACGAACGTGACCTTTTCATCTTGGATCGACCAAGTTTTGTCGGTGGTCTGAGCGGCATCGCGCAGATAGTTTCGGGCGTTCCCATACATAACTTTCCCGCGGGGAAGCTTTTCAGGTGGGAAGTCGCCGAGGTGGCCAGAATTCACGCCTTTAGGCGCCATTGAACCAATCGCGGCCTGGACTTGATCGGCTTGAGTTCCGCCGGCCGCAACGGTCGCGTTCACGATCGCGAAGTTGTATGCGCGATCGCCGTCGCCCGCAACGATGTCAATGAAGGTGTCCGTGGCACTTTCACGGCCGAGGATAACTTGCTTGATGTTCCCCTGGAAGATCACGCCATAGTTGCCCTCGTATCCGGCCTGCAGGATGACCCGCTTGAACTCCTTCTGGATACGGAGCGCGGTTGTCCGCCACGTTCGGGGTCATGGTGTCGGATCGTTTCACCACGAACTTGCATCGGAGCTCGGACAGGTCAAGCCCGTCCAGATCGGAACCGAACACCACTAAACTGAAGGCCCGGAGGTATTGCTGAGCGCCGTCCACCTAGTCCTCCGTCTCGAAGTATAGGTTTGACTCCACTCCCAAGTTTTCAAGGGTCGGCACCGCGTTCTGGTCGCCGTCGGTGTACACGAACAGACTTCCGCCGAAGCCGAGGTACTCAAGGCCCGAGAGTACATCAGCGCCCGTGATGAGGGGGATGTTCGCAACGATCGGTTCCGCTGTCTCTGCGTCCGCGAAGTCAAGTACCCACCCGCCCTCTTCGGCCGAGTTGTATTTGCACGTCATGGAATATTCGCGGCCAGCCAGGGCGATCTGAAAAGTCTGAGGCGTGGGACTGAGGGGGATCTTGAATAGGCTCATCGTAACAACCCCGAGAAGGCATCAAAGCCCGTTGCCAGCGCCGACTTCTTGCCCACGTTCTCGGTCTTGCCGGTGGTGCCGGGGTTCTTCTGCTTCGTGCGCGGGACCTGTGTCGTGGTCACGGACACGATGATGATCTCCTGGCAAGACAGCGATATCTTCAGGGCGTTCTCGGTGCCCTTGTCAGTGGTCATTCCGATTGAGGAGATGAGCATGTTGTAGTAGATGCGCTTCGGCGTCACGATGGTGAACGGCACGCGCGACGACTGAAGATCAAGAAGGTCCTGGTAAATCTTCGAGAGGGACTTTGCCGGGTTGTCCTTGAACAAAATCTGAGTGCTGAACACGGTGGGCTCTTTATAGGCGTGGTCCGTGATGCTCGC